ATGAACTACTCAAAGGACGGCATAACGGTATCCCCGATGCTCGACACCGCGCACCCGAAAAAGTCCGGAAAGTATCCCGTAAAAATCCGCGTCACCTACAAGCGGGCCAGGTGGTACTATTCTACGGGGAAAGATTTGACCCCGGAGGAGTGGGAGGCAATGCCGACGGCCAAGGCCCGGGCGGTGGTATCGGTTCGCAAGGACATCGAAAGCAGCTATCAGATCGTGCGGTCAGCCGTCGAGAAACTGGCCGCCTCGGGTGGCTTCTCGCTGGATGCTCTCAACACCCGACTGAAAGGAGCTGCCACGGATACGGTAAACACGGCGTTCCGGGCCCGGATGGAGACTTTGAATAAAGCCCAGCAGGTCGGTAATATGCTGATTTACGACAACGTGCTCAAAGGGCTGGAGCGGTTTGCGGGGCCTCGTATTCGTTTCGAATCCATTACGGTCTCCTGGTTGGAAAAATATGCTCTGTTTCTACGAAAGGAGGGCAAGGCACAGACCACAATAGCCATCCATCTGCGAACGCTTCGGGCAATCCTCAACATAGCCAAGCAGCAGGGAGTTATCCGCGAGGCACAATACCCGTTCGGTCGAGGTCTCGGGCAATACCACATTCAGGCCGGAACGGGACGCAAAATGGCCCTTACATTGGAGCAGATCGGGCAGATTGCCCGCTACGATGACGGACGGCAGACAACGGCACGCTATCGGGATTACTGGCTTTTCCTTTATCTGTGCAACGGAATCAATGTGGCCGACTTCGTGCGGCTGCGGTATCGGGATATTATCAATGGGGAAATCTGTTTCATCCGGTCAAAGACCGAGCACACGCTCCGCACGTTGCGCGATATTCGGGTAGTGCAGACCCCTCCGATGCAGGAGATAATTGACCGCTGGGGGAATCCGAAACGTCCGGATGCTTTCATTTTTCCGATACTGACTGGCCGGGAGGATGCCATGACGACCAAGAACCGGACCAAGGATTTGACGCATTCGATCAACAAACGCATGAAGGAGATCGGCGAACAGCTCGGTATCGGGTCGATCTCAACCTATACGGCCCGGCACTCGTTCGCCACGGTATTGAAGCGGGCGGGGGCAAACATCGCATATATCTCCGAATCGCTGGGACACAGCGACCTCAAAACCACGGAAAACTATCTCGCCAGTTTCGAGCGCGAGGAGCGGGAAAAGAATGCAGAAATATTAACGAAATTTTGATACATTATGGATTTAATTTTTTCTAAAATTACAGAAAGGTCAGATGAAATTTTAGCGCAATCATTTATGGAAATGATAACTGGCGTATTAGAGGGCCTTTATATATTACAAAAAGGAGAAGTATCAGATGAAGAAAAAACATATGTTAAACGGAGTTTCTTTACCTATTATAGAGCTGCAATTAGAGATTTCGACTTTATGAATTCGTATCCATATGATCATATATGTATTAATGCATATTATTCTATTGTACCTCTTCATAGGATTTTTGAGTCGGCTTCAGATAATTTAGCGCGGAAGCATTATTTATATGACATGATGGATGACTATGATGCGATTAAATTTATGATAGAACCTATAAAAGAAAGCAGAACATCTAATGTGCTTGCATCTTTTTCACTTGGCAGTTGTGGAAATAAGAAAAAATTAAATATTTTTTGCGATAGTGTGATAAATTATGGGGAACTTTTTTTAATGGAGTGTGAGACATTAGCACAAATCTATGAGATAGATTTTAATCATCTACACACTTTATGGGAAAGTCGTAATATAGCGAAAAACGAATCGATCGAATATGTAAATAAAAGTATTCAGAGAACCCACCGAATTGCCGCAGTTTGGGGGTTGATTGATCGATTAGGATTAAGAAAAACGAAAGATAAAACTACCCTTGCTGCTTTTGTTGAGGCTGTTACGGGTGGGAACATAGAAGCCCGACCGCAAGATACCGTAGCCTATAAAAAAACAGAACAATCGGCAAAAGAGGCTGCAGCCGAATGGCTGAAAAAGATAGGTATTGAATAAAATTTAGGACGTCCGACGTTTAGTCCGACGTCCTTTTTGTTTGCTCCTTTGCGTCATGAAACAAACCATAAATTCATGACGCTATGGACAACACAGTAATCGTAACAACCCCGGCGCAACTGCAAACGATCATCAGCGATGCAGTGGACGCCATCCTTCCGAAACTTGCCGACTTCCGCCGCAAGAACGAACCCGTCGAAACCGACGGTATGAATATCGAGGACACTGCCCGTTTTATGACCAAGCAGGGTATTCCCACCACGCGGGCAGCTCTCTACAACCTGGTCTACAAAGAAGCTATCCCTTACAAGAAATTCGGGCGCCGTGTGGTGTTCTCGAAACGAGAACTCCTTGCCTGGATCGAATCCCGAACCGAGCACCGCGAGGATCGCCGCGCGGTTGCTGCGCTGCGTCTTGCCGAAAGCGCCAACCGTAAATAAAACGCCGGAGGTATGGATCAGAAACAACACGCCCCCGGCGTCCAAGGCCGACGCGCAGGGGCATTTTACGAAGTCTTCCACAAAGGTAATATCTATCATTTAAGAAACAGCGAATTTCGCGTTTTCTCGTTGCTTGAATGCGGCGGAATGTGGTCGACATTTGAGATTGCCGAACGGTTAAGCATTCCCGATCCTCGATCCGTAATTCGGTACATTCGAAAAATGGGCATCGTCATATCGGATGTGTGGGTTCACGAAAGAGTCCGAGACGGCGACACTTTGCAACGCTTCAAGAGATATTTCATACACGGAGGAGGTGCGCGATGAGCAAGCGTGATACTACAAAAATCCGAGAAGCATTTACTTTCTATCGCAGTTTTCGGGATGCGGTAGAGATGACCAACAAGGAGGAACAACTTGTATTGTATAAGGCAATCGCCGATTATGCGCTCGATGGAATAGAACCCGATGTTTCTACACTGGGTGTGCTTGGCCAGTTGTGCTGGACAGCTATAAGCCCCAATATCAAGTCTGGCCGAAGAAACTATATAAATGGGTGCAATGGAGGTGCGCCGGAAGGGAATTGTAATGCAAAAAAACAACCGAAAAACAACCCAAATTCAACCGAAAAACAACCGGGGCAAACAAGCACCAAGAACAAGAACAGGAATAAGGACAAGAACGATGAAGAGAGTAAAGAGAAAGTCGCCACGACACGCACGACGTTTGTGGCTCCCTCGCTCCAAGAGGTAAGCGACTATATTTCCGAAAAAGGCTATACCGTCGACGCCCGTCAGTTCGTGGACTTCTACGAATCGAAGGGCTGGATGGTAGGCTCGAACAAAATGAAGAACTGGCGGGCCGCCGTTCGGACGTGGACCCGCCGTCAGAACCCCGCAAACATACCAAGCCATGAGACGGTACGAATCTACAACGACTTGTAACAACCGCACGGCCGCTACTGAAATATCGCTGCCGGAGGCTCCGGAACTTGAACGAGCAATCCTCGGCGCGCTGATCCTCGAACCGTCCCTGCTGCCTGATGTGGCGGACATACTTACGGCGGGGGCCTTCTGCGACCAGACGAACAGTCAAATCCTCGATACAATGCTTTCGATGCTCGCCGAAGGTGCTACAATCGACCTCTACACGCTTTCGCTGCGGTGCAAAGAGCTGCCGAATATCGAACGCCCTGCTGCCTACCTTGCGGGGCTCACCTCTGCGGTGGGATCGGGGGCGAACCTCCTCGACCACGCCCGGCAACTCCGCGAGATCGAGAATTGCCGTCGGCTGGTGTTGCTGGGAAACGAACTGGCAGCCCGGGCCGCCTCGGGCGATTCGATGTCGGAGGATACGGCAGAGTGGATCGGTGGGCAGCTTGCTACGATTTCGGATGCGTCGGCGCGAACTGCTGATCTTGTGGCGATGGATGATGCTGTCCGCACTACCCTCAGCACGCTGGAGCAACGCCAGCAGGCCCGACAGCGCGGCGGTTGTGTCGGGGTAGCCACCGGATTGCAGCGGCTCGACGCTCTCACCGGCGGATGGAGAGGTGGCCAGCTTATCGTTTTGGCAGGACGCCCGGCTATGGGTAAATCCGCCGTGATGCTTCACTTTGCCCGATCAGCGGCGGCCTCCGGTGTGCCGGTGTGCGTGTACTCGCTGGAAATGCCTACCGAGCAGCTGATCGGCCGGATGCTTGTCGGGGCCTCGGGCGTGGATGCCGGAGCATTCCGTACCGGCGAGGTGGATGCCTTGGGATGGTTGCAACTGGAACGTGCTGGGTCCGACCTGGCCGCAATGCCGGTCTTTTTGAATGACCGGGCCAATCTTTCGATGCGGTCCGTCCGGTCGCAAAGCAAGGCAATGCGGCGACGTGATCGGTGTGGGATGGTCGTTGTGGACTACCTGCAACTACTCGACACGACGACGGCGAACCGGAACGATACCCGGGAACGGGAGATCGCCGCCGCGAGCCGTTCGGCCAAGTTGCTGGCAAAGGAACTCGATGTGCCGGTGATTCTGCTGTCGCAGTTGAGCCGAAAAGTTGAGGACCGCGCCGACAAGACCCCGCTACTCTCCGACCTTCGCGAATCGGGAGCTATCGAGCAGGATGCCGATATGGTGATTTTTATCGACCGTCCGGCGATGTACGGGATTCAGACCATTACGACGAGCCGCTACGGGATAATCCCCACAGAGGGCGTCGGCAGGCTGATCGTCGCCAAAAACCGCGACGGCGCAATCGGAAACGTCTATTTTAGACACAACTCCAGCATGACCCGAATTTACGACTACGGCAATCCCGAAGAAAACTCCGATGCCCAATCCGACCCATTTTGAAAAACGAGCGATTTTACCGCGTAAAATTGTCCGGATGGAAATGTACCCGCGACGAGCGAGAAAATGGAAAAAACAGAAAACCTATATGGAAAAACGGATATTATGCCCGCCTTTGCGGGATAAGTTTACAAAGTTCGGTGATAAACTCGAGAAAATCGCCCACAACGAAGCCAATGGGATGTACTGCTACAAACGGACTACTATCGAAGGGAGGACCTATTACGAAGTATTCAAAGCCGTGCAAGCAAAGGACGAAGTCGGGAATGTCTACGAACGCTATCCCAGTTCCTCGGGATTCGGTTTTGGTACAGCTTTGTGCCTTCGAGGCGACGAAAGGCACACGTCTGACAAAATCGCCTTTTATATGGCCAACGGATTCAATTCCGGACGGTGGAGACCGGGCTAATAGAAAGGGCAACCCCGAAGGATCACCCCTGCCACCCGAACAAAGATAATGATTTTTCGGGACCATGACAAGAAAAGCAAAGGGCCATCCCGTAACGGCCGATTATACGGTATGGACGGTCGAATTGAATCGCGAGGAATTGATGATTATTCTCAATGGGATTCGCAACCATCGGATCAAGCGGGCCAAACTGACACTCCAGAATATGAGGGCCCAACGGGATCGAGGCTCGAAACAGACAAAACACGCAAAAAACAGACAAGATGAAACAGGAATTTTACCCCGAATCCAGCATCCGGGAACAGATTGAGGCCGGAGGCGCTAACGACTGGCAGATACGGTTGGGCGGATACGTCGTATCGCTCTATTACACCAAAACCCCAAAGTCGGGCATCGTCCGAATAGTTCCTTCCCGAAGGCCTGACCGGTTGTCGGTGATTGTCTATCGACAGCTGCCGGACGGTACGAAAGAGGCAGTTTGGCAAATAAGAGTCCCGGCCAGGAATGCAAACCTTTGGACGGACCGCCGGAACAGCCTCCGAATCGTGGCGCATGACGGTCGGCTGTGCATTTTCTCCGTTACGGCTTCCGGCGGTCCGGAGTTCCTCGGCGGGGAGTGGGGCCGTATTGCGTCGGATGACCCGATTTCCGATGAAGAGCGGCAACGCGGTATAACCCAGGCGACCGAGCGCTGGGTCAGCATGAATCACAACAACTAAATCCATATAGAGACGTATGGCACAAGACACTATCCACAAGGTTATCGAGATCACATTCAAAAATTCCGATTTGATCGAAAATATGCGCGAATCGCAGAACGCGATCAATGCGCTTTCCAACGAGACGAAGCAGCTCAAACAAGACCTCGAAGAGTACAGAAAGAGCCTCAAAGAGGGGAAGATTACCCAAGAGCAGTTCGACCGCATGATGGTCCAAACAAAGAATGAGATCATCAAAAATAACCAGGCCGTCGTAAAATACAAGTCGGACCTTCGGCAATATACGCGGGAAATGCAGTCGAATATCCGCCAGGACACCGCAAAGACCGGATCGCTGAACCAGATGCGGGCCAGCGTTCGGCTGCTGACTTCGGAGTTCGAGGCATTGAGCGCCGCGGAGCGTTCGGGAAGTCGTGGGCAGGAACTGGTCCGACAAATCAGGAAAACAACCGATGAAATCAACCGCCAGGAGGCTGCTATCCGCAATTATCGCTCCACCGTTGGCAACTATGCCGGGGGTATTCAAAAAGCCTTCTTGAAAATCTCCGCTGCGTGGATGGTTATTCGAGGCGTATTCAACGCATTCAAAGGCAGTATCGAGAAGATCCGCGATTTTGAGCAGGCCAATGCTGACCTCGGAACGATCGTCGGGGCCAATGCCGACGAGTTGAAGCGGCTGACCGATTCCGCGTTGGAGTTGGGCCGCACGACCGAATACACCGCCTCGCAGGTGACGCAGTTGCAGACGGAGCTCGCCAAACTGGGATTCGGGACGCAATCCATCGAGACGATGCAGAAACCCGTCCTGCAATTCGCTACGGCGGTCGGGGCTTCGCTTCCCGATGCGGCGGCCCTTGCCGGTGCTACGCTGCGGAGTTTCGGGCTGAATGTCAGCGACACGGAGGATGTTCTCGCCACGCTGGCCGTTGCTACAAACCGTTCGGCGTTGTCGTTCAGCTACCTCAAAACCGCGATGTCCATCGTGTCGCCCGTGGCCAATACCTTCGGGTTCAGCGTGCGGGATACTGCGGCGTTGCTGGGAACGCTCGCCGATGCGGGTTTCGATGCGTCGAGTGCAGCCACCGCGACCCGCAATATCCTGCTCAACCTGGCCGATGCCAACGGCAAGCTGGCCCAATCGCTCGGGGCTCCGGTGCGCACGCTGCCCGATCTGGTTTCCGGGCTGCAGCGACTTCGGGATCGGGGTATCGACCTGGCCGAAACCCTCGAACTGACCGACAAACGGAGCGTGGCGGCCTTCAATACTTTCCTCAACGGCTCTGACAATCTGCGTCGCCTGCGTGAAAACCTGGAGGATGTAAACGGGGAGCTGGGACGAATTGCAGAAGACCGGCTCAACACCGTGGAGGGTTCGATCAAACTGCTGCAAAGCGCCTGGGAGGGTTTCGTGCTGTCGTTCTACAACAGCCGCGGAACGATCAAGTCGGTGATTGATTTCATCACCAGCGGCATCGAAGGGATCAACAACCTGCTCGATCCTGATGCGCAGAAAAACAAACAAAAAGGCTTTTTTGTTGAGGACTTGATGAGCAGATATGCGTCTGGAGGTGATGATGCGCTCAATACAAGCATTAAGGCCGGTTTGAAGTTCTGGAGCGACCGATATGAGGCTTCGCGGCAGCGTTATGCCGGAAGCGGGGGCCTTTTCGGGAAGCAGGATTTCAAGATTGACGAAATGATGTATAAGGCATTCATCGAGGCCGGGAATGAGGCGATTGACCGAGTGAAGCAGTTGAAGCAGGAGCAGGCCGACGCCGCCAAACAAGCCGAAGCGGATGCCAAAGCCAGTGCCGCCGCAGCCGCAAAGGCTCGATCCGAAGCGGCCGCCAAAGCCCAGCAGGCCGACGAGAAAGCGGCCGCCGTGCAGATCAAGAATGCCCAACAGGTCGCCGACGAGGTATTGCGCATGACCCAGCAGATGCGGGACAAGACGCGGGAAAACGAACTGCAGACGCTCCGGGAGAATTACGACAAGGATATAACAGAAACAAAAAACCGCCTTGCGGAGATTTCCGAGTTGGAGAAGACGGCCGGAGCACAACAGGGGCAGGCGTTAATCATGGAGCGGGAAGCGCTGAACAAGAAGTTGCTTTTGCTGGACGAGAAATATCAGAAAGACCGGCAGGATATTGAGCAGAAATATAGCCGTAAGGAGTTGGAGAATGCCATCAAGAGCAAATCCGAGGAGTATCGGACACGTATTTTACAGGCGCAGATAGATGCAGGACCCGGAGAGGATGATCAGATAGCGGCAGCACGAGAGATGTTATCCATCTTGAAGGAGCAGTTGGGCTACATCGAGCAAAATGCGGACGCGCTCAAGAAGTCGGGAGAATCCGATGCTGATATTTTGGCCATGAGGCTCGATCTTTTGAGGCAGATCGAGAAGGCGAACGATCAGATCAACAGGGGCACTACGCAAAGCATTAAAAATAGTCAGTCTTTGGCCGAGGGAAGAATCGATGCTGTTGGAGAACTTACTTCCTCGATGTCTGAATTGGGAGATGCGGTTGCCGGACAGGATAATGCGTTCAGTCGCATGATGAGCGTCCTTTCCTCATTGCTCGGAGTTATCCGTGCCATGAATAGCCTTGAGCAGGTGTCTACGGCAATCATGGAGGCCAAGAACGTACAGACCGAGGCCAGTACGGCTCTCACTGCGGCAAATACAGTGGCCACGACTGCCAATATCGCTGCCAAGCAGGGCGAAGCGCTTGCCGAGGCAGGTGTTGCTTTGTCCACCGGAACCGCCAAGGCCGCCAGCTCTTCCTCGAATTGGATCGAGATGCTCGTAGCCATTGCCGCCGTCGCTGCAGCTATCGGGGCTGTAATTTCCACGGTCAAGAGCCTAACTTCGGAATCTGCGAATGCTTCGGCACCTAAATACGCTTCCGGAGGTCTCGTCACCGGTCCCGGAACCGGCACTTCGGACAGCATTCCGGCGATGCTTTCCAATGGCGAGGCGGTTATGACCGCCGCCGCAGTGACTGAATGGGGCGCGATGCTCTCGGCCATGAACATAGCCAGCGGAGGCAATGCCATCAACGTCTCCAATCTGCCCCAGCGAGGCGACGGAATGCGCGGAATGCGGGCGATGCTTAAAGAGGCCTTGCTCGATATGCCGTCACCCGTTGTTTCGGTCGTCGACATCAACAAAGGCCAGCACAGGGTCAAAGTGCAAGACAGTATCAGCAAACTGGGACGTAGAAAGTACAAATGACTATGAACAGGAAAGAACAAAAAACAGAGGAAACCGCCCGCAAGATCGGGCGGCCTCGGAAATTCACTCCCGAACGCTTCGAGGAGGTCTTCGAGGAGTACAGGAAATGGGCCAAGGCTACGCCGATCTATGTCAGCAAGGTATCGGCCGGACAGACCATATCGGTCCCGTGTGAACGTCCGCTGACCCTTACGGGCTTTTGCCGGTTCGCGGAAATAAGCAGGGAGAGTTTCTACAACTACGAAGCAAAACCGGAATTTTCGGAGCTGCTGACCTTCATTCGAGAGGCTATCGAGGCCGACCAGCTCGATGGTGCTTTGGTCGGGGTATATGATTCGAGCATTGTCGCGCGGGTTCTCCGCCTGGCCGACCGCAAGGACATCACGACCAACGGGCAGAACCTTCAGCAGCCAGGTCCGGTTGTTGCCGTGACGATTGACGAGGCCGCCGCCTCCATCATTCAGTCCATCGGCAAACAGACGATCCGGGAATAACGGAAACAGCCACCTCAACGGGTGGCTGCTTTGTTTTATTCTGTGATTTTAGGCGCTATTGAGATGATCATAATGTGAGTTTGCAAACTATTCCTGTATTATTCTGATCGGCTTGCCGCAATGCGGGCAGGCCTTATTTCCGGTGTTTGATCTCCGCTTCCAGCTCCTTCAACTGCTCCATATCCTCCCGGTCGGCTTCGATGGCGTCCCTACGTTTTCTGCGGGCATTGAACTCTTCATAAACCCGGTAGGCAAAAGCGTCTTTTTGCTCCTTACCAACGGAACCGGCATTGGGTAAAAGAGGCTGATCGTTGGATACCAGTATTTTGTCGACATTCTCCCTCCAAAATCCCATCGTAAGGTCTTTCCGATTTTTGGCTCGGAACTCGGCCGTTTCCAGGAAGATCACAACCAGCCGATTCAAAGAGTCGAGTTCGTCGTGCGTCAGGTAGTTTTTAGCAATAATAACGTCCTGCTTGCGGACTACGGCGCCCTTCCAGGAGGTAAGTCCCATATTGGGGGCGTCAGCATCGGCACGCTGCATCACGATCTCCGCGGATGTATGCCCCGTTATGGCATAGAGGAGTTTATTTTGCGTTTCGGCATAGAACATCTGCGTAGCCTTGTCCGTTGGATCATAGTCGCTGCTCAATGCAAACAGATCGCGCACCTTCTGATAGAATCGTTTTTCCGAGGCCCGTATGTCCCGAATGCGATCCAATAACTCGTCGAAGTAGTCGGGCCGTCCGTCCGGGTTTTTCAGACGTTCGTCGTCGATAACGAACCCTTTGCGGAGGTATTCGGCAAGATTACTGTTTGCCCATTGGCGGAATTGCACACCACGGATGGACCGGACGCGGAAACCTATCGCCAAAATCATCTCCAGCGAGTAGAACTTGATCTGATAAGGCTTGCCATTTGTTGCAACTGTTAAGAAATACTTAATAGTTGAATCCGCATCTAACTCTTTTTCTTTTAGTATGTTATTTATGTGCTGGCTGATGTTGGGAACGGAGGTGGCAAAAAGTTCGGCAATCTGCGCTTGATTGAGCCAAACCGAGCCGTCGCGGGCCAACAGGGAAACGCGGCTTTTCCCATCCACCGAATTGTATAGGATCAACTCTTGTTCCATGATTATTCCTTTTCTCTGATCTCCAATACTGCTCCGCAATGCGGGCAAGTGATCGTGTTCGTCGGCTGCGGGGCGAACAGCTCCGGAACCGTAACCCCCAGGGCAGCGGCAATCTCTTCCAGCCGCTTCAAAGGCGGGTTTCCTTTATCGCTAATTGCGATGCTTAATCCGGTTTCAGTCATCCCAAGAATCCCCGCAAGTTCTTTTGCGGTCATCCCTTTTTCTTTCAATAACTCTTTAACTCGCATTTTGGTCGTATTTATATTCGCAAATATACTAATGTTTACATAATCGTCAAAAAATTTTAATAATGTTTTGATTTTTGGTGTGAAATATTTGGATGAAATCAAAATGATATTTATATTTGCATCGTAATAATTAAAACGGCAATTAAACCATGACACCCGCAACCCGTACCGAGATTCAACACTTCGCCAAACAGATCGCCGATTATGTCACCTTCAAGTGCGACGGTGAAAGCGAAGGTTTCGAGATCATCCACAACGGATATATCGCCTTTGTCAACTATGAGGCTGAATATCGTGCCGTCCGGGGCGGTGACAGCTATTGCGGGATGTGGGAAATGGTTCCCGAGCTGGTCAGCGAGCAGACGACCGTTGAGGCCGTATGGGATGAAGAGGGCAACGAGTATCCCGAACTTGCCGACGCTTTGCAGGTGCTGCTGAACTAACAAACAAACCGGCTCTCTTACCTTCCGCGAATAGGTGCTATCACACCACGCAAAGAAGCCCCCGGCGGTAATCCGGCCGCCGGGGTAACAGAGAGCCCCAAATGAAAATAACCATGAAACGAACCGATTTATCGAACATCATGCGCCGTGCCTGGGCGTTGTTCCGCACGACGGGCAAAACCTTCTCCGTATGTCTTTCGAAGGCGTGGGGCCTTTACCGGCTTACCCGCCGGATGCGGGCCGGTGTCGTTCGCTTTGCCTACGAAAAGGCTGACGGCACGCTGCGCCGGGCCTGCGGTACGCTGCAGAATGTGTTCGCAACGGTGAAAGGTACCGGACGCTCGGATGACGGCCACACGGTCAAGTATTACGACATCGAGGCTGCCGGTTGGCGGTCGTTCAAAGTGGAAAACCTTGTAACGATATATTGAGCTATGGAAAAGAAAGTAATCAGAATCGAAGCAGAACCGACCCGGGAGGATGCCAATCGGATCATCGCCGAGCGCAGGGAAGCAGTCCGGGTTTATGTCCTGGAGAAACTCAAAGAGACCAAGACAGCCACACCTGCCTCCGATTTACTCTTTGGGCTGTTCCCGATCCAGGAGAGCAACCCCTACCGGGAGATCGTGAATATTTCGGCCTACGTCTCGGCCGCAATGTCGGAGGCGTGGCGGCTGTTTTTCGAGGTGGAACACCTGCACCGCGAGTTGGCCGAGTTGAAAGGTCGCGAGATCGAGGATGTGAAATGTACGGTAGTTGAATAATTCGAATAAAGCCATGACAATCGAAGATTTGAAAAACGCAAAGTTGAGTCCCGTGACGGCCGAATATTTGGGAGCGTATATCAAACTCTCTGACATATATGGAGAAGTTGAAGACCTTGTTGAAACGAACTATTGTCCCGAATGTGTCAATAAAGCCCTCGAAAATTTTGAGAAAGCAATGAATTGCGCAATGGAAGAGGTGATGAAGTTTGCAGCCCACTCTATGAATGAACGGTTGTGCACTCTTGATAATCACACGGAAATATGATCTACGAACTTACCATCGACGGCTACCTGCTGGATGTGTTCTCCTCCGAAACCGAGGCCATCCAGCGAGCCCGGTATTTGCCGAGGGGCCGATATACTCTCCGGGAGTGGGCGAGGGACGGCGAATTTTCGACGTTCGACCCTGCGGTGAACAGATGCTACACTTTCGACAACTGA